GGAATAGTCCAACTAACAATGGTTCCGATAATCTTTACGGACAACCTAATTTTGCTCCTGACGTAGTTGGAAACCCATTCCAGGAATCTTCCGTCTCTGATGCTGGAACCTTTGTTCTCGCTGAAACCTCCATTGACATGCATTGTTGGGGACAGAACCCCGTTGTCACTGCCAAACTACAGCTCAACGGCCAAGATCGCTTCTCTGAACGCGAAGGATCTTACTTCTCGTGGGTACAACCTTACCAAACCCACACTCGCTCTCCCGACGAAGGTATTAACGTATACGCTTTCGCATTGAGACCAGAAGAACATCAACCAAGCGGCACCTGCAACTTCTCCAGAATTGATAACGCAACTCTTCAATTAGTTCTTTCCAACGCCACCGTTGAAGGCACCCGAACTGCTAAGGTTCGTGTCTATGCCACCAACTACAACGTTTTAAGAATTATGTCCGGTATGGGTGGGTTGGCTTACTCAAATTAAATTATTTATACAGCATATATCGTGTTATATTTTACAAATTTATTTTACTTTTTAACAAAGTAATTTAATACTATAATCAATTTATAGTATTAAAATATAGTCGCGCGACTTAAGTTAATGAAAGTTTGGCTCCTTGTTGTTAGAAAAACAATAATGCGTTAAATGTAAAAATTATTTAACATTTATATATATTACAAATGGAGTTTGAAAAAATTAATAATAAATATAATACTGAATTTACAAATAAATTATCAAAAAATAAGAATATATTTTATGAAATATATGAGGCGTGTGGTAATAAACATTTAAACGGTTGTGGATCATACTTATTTGATGGACAAACATATACATATTGTGATTTAATGTATGAAAAACAAGAACTATTATATAATAGCGTGAAAAATGTAGATAGTATATTAGAAATAGGAACGTATATGGGACATTCATTATTTATAATGTTACTATCAAACCCTAAATTAAAAATTACATGTATAGACATAAGTGATGAATTTACTCTTCCAGCTGTTACGGTATTAAATAAATATTTTAATAATGCTATTAAATTTATTCATAGTGACAGTCTAACTGCACTACAACGTTTAGACCAAAAGTTTGATTTTTTTCATATTGACGGTCATCATGATAATAATTATATCAAAAATGAATTTGTATTAGTTAAAAATTTGAATAATAGTTTGAACAATAACATATTAAGAGTTATATTTGACGACCAATCATGTTTACTAGAACTACAGTATGATATCATAAAAAATTATAACATTATTAAAAAAATTATTCCAAATTGTGAATGGAATAATATATACTTTGAAATTCAATTATAATCATTTAATTTAAACGGTGACTGAAATAAAAAATGTGAAAAATGCAAACCACCTATAATTTATTATTATTCTAGTAAACAATAATAAATATAATTTGCGTTATATAATATAATGCAAGAACCAAAAGTTGGCGATAAATTTCAATTTGAAGATAAAAATATAGATTACACTATTATAAACGTGATAAAATACAACGAATACGGAGAGTTTAGTAATAAACTGTATGAAGGCGGTTATCAAATAAAATATGTAAACACTGATGAAAACTCGCAAGATATGAAATGTGGAATAAAATACGATGAAGAATATGAATCATTTATTAACTACTATGCTGTAAAAAAACATATTTCAAAAAGATTAATTATATTTACACATAAATCATAGTTCTTCTGAAAGAATCGTTATTGGATAGTCTTGTGTGTCTCCAGAACCCATATCAACATATGCGTCCCTCGGACCATTCTTGTTACCACCACTAGCGCCGCGGGAGCGAATACGCATTCCAGTTGTTCCTATTTTCGCCGTCGGTGGGACTGCGATTTCAATCGTTGCACTTTCTCCAATGGGAGTGTTACTAGTTAATTGTATCCAGTCTTCTTCATTATAACTATTGGTTTGATTCCAGTCAATCCATACGGAAACAATTGCGGCTGGATATGTAATGTTAATGTCGCAAATCGTAATGGTAAGTGTATAAGTTTTACCAAGAACTAAGTATGTTCCAAATGAAAATGCGTTATAAAATGGTAAATCCCTTGTTACTGTTGTAGTAGTATCATTACAAAGAGTGTTTAACACAACATTTGTAATATAAATAATTCCAGAATTTTTTGCAGTTGGATACTTGGATAATAAATCCAACATATCTACTGGTAATAAATCGGTGTAGTTTTCATTTAGAGTTTCTTCAACGGTATTTGACGAAAACTGCGGTATTATTTTACTGTAACTTTGTTGTTTTTTTTGCGCAAATTTTAAAATGATTGTCTTTTTTTGTTTTATTCCACCTAAAGAATGTAAACCTCTTTTACCAATAATATTACCTTCGCTTTTGTGGTATAACTGTTTACCTCTTTGTATGTATAGTATTTTATTTGGCATATTATATATATATAAAATAAAATTGAATACAGTTTAAGTATACATTTATATTGTATCATAAATAACAATGACCGGACAATATCCAAGAATATACAACACCAGAAGATTTAACGACTCAAATCAAACGTTTATTACGTGTTATTTCAAAATAGCATATACAACTCACACCAAAACGTATGACATATCATCTCAATTTACACTTTCTCAACTATACAACATAATGAGACCAAGAATTCGTAATGATTTATATTTAGAGTTGAGTGAAGTAAACGACTTTGTCTTTGTAATTTCCGGCCAAAATGCACAAGAAGAAGGAGAACATTTATTACCATCTATCAATACTACTTTACGAGACATTACTGATACAAGTGACCTTTCATTTTATATTCGCCCAGTTAATGATAATCAGAATCAAAACACTTAAAAAAATTTCTCATACTAATATAAAATATGCAAATATTTGTAAAAACACTCACCGGAAAAACAATTACCGTTGAAGTTGAACCAAGTGACACCATTGAAAGTGTAAAAACAAAAATTCAGTCCAAGGAAGGTAAACATTAAATGCCTTGAAAAGTCATAACCCATAGTTATTTTGGCTCTGACTATGGATAAAAGTTTAGAATCCAAAATGATTTAAAGATAAATATGCTGGTATATATAAAACGATATGGATCAGCAACAACTTAAAATATGGTTCGCGGGATTTTATGAAGGTGAAGGGTCTATATCAAACGATATTTCTAATAGAAATAGGTTAAGAATATCTATTGCTCAAAATGATAGAACACCACTTGATATTGGTAAAAAAATATGGGGTGGTTGGGTAAGAGAAAGAATTAGAAAATCTCCAGCAAGTGATAAAATATGTAAAGGTCACGAATGGCAACTTAATCATTGTGACTCACTTAAATTTATTGAAGACATAAAACCTTTTATGATGATTCCCTACAAAATTCAACAAGTTAAAAAATGTGAAGACTTATTCAAACAAGAATGGAATGGAAAATTTAAATGTTCTTTTTGTGAATCAGTTTTTACTGATATTCCTGGAAAGAAAAGACACGAAAAAATTATTCATATTGAAAAAGGTGTTCTTCATAAATGTACTCTTTGCGAAAAAACATATTTAAGTTTGGATAGTATGAAAAGACATATTAAAATAAATCATAATTCAGTGGCTAGTGTTTGTGATGAACAAATGCAACATACCTTACAATGCCGGGAAACCCCTTAGAGCTCAAGTTACGTCTTATTTTTTGGAAACATTAAATAATAGATAGGGTAATGACCTCATTTATCGTAATAACACTTGAGATTGGGCAATCCGCGGGTAAAATACCTAAATCCGTTATGATTAGGACACGGTATTCCCTCAACGACGTTGAAAATAATGTATAAGTACATTACTAGTAGAGTGTTTTATAAAAATACGCACGGGTATGGGCTTGAGAAGTCTAATCAACTTCAAGGATAGCTTAAGATACAGTCTAATCCTTACGAGAAATCGTATGGCTGGAATGATCCCTCCAGACCAACAACGACTTATATACAGTGGAAAACAATTAGAAGACGGTAGAACATTAGCAGATTATGGGGTGCAAAAGGAATCAACCCTTCATCTAGTGTTACGATTAAGAGGTGGTTAATAAATAGTTAGTCAATTGTTTTTTACACTATTGTAAAAAAAAATTGATTTACAAAATGCTTTTTTTAACGGAAGCATAAAAAGCATCAACATACCAATCATTTAAAATGGCAACAACTCAAACTCCACAATCGGTCCCAAAGTCCTTATACGAAAAAAAATTAGGAAAAATAAGCAAAGAAATTGAAGAACGTAATAAACAAATAAGAGATTATTCAAGAGAAGAACATAAATTAGAAGTAGCGTGCGTTACTCTCATCGCTGAGTCAAGTAAAATGTACGAGGTAATAAAGGATTTTAACAAAGAGTTAAAAAATTTAACAAAAAAAGCGGTTGGCGATAAATTACGAGAAAACCGACAAAAAATTGAAATAATAGGTAGACAAAAAAATTGGTTGTCAACAAATTCCATCCAACTACAAACCGAAAAAACAAAGTTGATTCATATGGATATGTGCAGAACTTTAGTGAAGAAAAATGAAAATGAGAAAAAAATAGAAAAGAAGCAATTAGTAAAGAAATCAAACATAGAAATAGAATCATCCAAGAAATTTCTGAATGAAATTAAAAACAACTTGCCGGAAGAGATTGTTAGTTATATTGGAAAATTTATTCCAGTAACTGTTCGTATACAACTACTAGAGTCGCACGTTGATTTTACAAAGTTGACAAAGTATATTTCGAATACTCTCGACAGAAAGAAGTTTTTAGAAAAAGTATGCAACTGTCCCGAATATACAGACTCAATGTCAAATATACAGAGAAAAAGACATATGATTTCTAATACATCCAATAACCCATATTATTCTCCAGACTGGCATATCTCCTTTAGAAGTAAAGGAGACATACAGATGATGTTTCAGTATGCAATTCTCACGTTTAAATCGTTGAATCCAGAACACGCTTTCAAAGTTATGAAGACACTTTGCATTTTATTTGACCCAACTAAAAACTACCGATACAACGCAAACTACCGCCAAAAAGTAGGGAATTATTCTTTGTAATTTAATTAAAATAAAAAGTGAGGCCGGCTTGGTCAATAACTTTTTTAATTTTTTATTCGGACTTTTTTCTTCGTAAAAACCATTTTTTTCACCATTGTTGATTATTTTTTATTTAATAAATAAACAACAATTTACATATTTATTCACAGTAAAACAATGGGTTATTCCCATCGTCATTGTATACTTTATAATCCAAAGAGTGCAAAAACTCAAAAATTCTTTCTTTATTGTATCCAAAATATCTATCTGAACATCCATTTGTTTCAATGTTTATAAGAGGTTTATTTTCCGAAATTAGGTTATGTCCTCCTTCTAATACAAACAACTCTGAACCTTCAGTGTCAATTTTAATAAAGTCAACTGGTTTATCAAAAGTCATATCATCTAGTCTAACTGTAGATATAGTATTTTCACCTTTTTCACATTCTTTTATATAATAACATCCAGAATTTGAACCATGTTTACTTACAATACAGTCAATACTTTTATTATATACCCCCTTATTATAAGTTGTAACATTATTAACATTATTTATTTTTATGTTTTTTTGAAAAAAATCATATGACACCGTGTTAGGCTCAAATGCAATCACTTCTTTAAATAATCTGGAATAAGGTAACGATGTTGTTCCTACATGTCCACCAACATCAATAAATATATTATTACGTTCGGGGAAATTACTTAAATAAGACTTAACTAACTCCAACTCTCTAGGATATGGTTCAGACGCACCATTGTTTATGTGCCATTGAAAAACGTCATCTTCTACTAAATAAGTAAAACCGTCCCATGTTGCTTCCATTTTTTTATACAATATAATGATAGTTTTAATTATTACTATGAACGAATTTTAAATTGACTAGAAATAGTTATTTAATTTTATCGTTTTATAATTGAACAATAATTTTTTCTTTTATTCCACAATATAGAGTAGTTGGGGTTATAGTTTATACACTATTCTTAAAGTTTATTTAATTAATTTTAGACTTTTTCTTATTTCAAAATCCATTCTGAAACAATGTATCGCATTTTTCTTATTATAAACAAACTATATTTGTAACTACTGGCAATAGTATACACAAAAATTCGTAGACTTTCTTCGTAAAAATTAATTATTTATCGTAGTACCTTTTTTTCAGTTACACCCCTTGCATAAAAAATCAAAAAAATACGAACACTTAATTATTTTTAATCAAAAAAGTGTTAAAATGAGTAAAATCTCCGAAGGCAAGAAATGGCAAATTTTTTGCACAAAAGTCACAGGGGTTTGAGAAAATGGACAAAAATAAATGTCCAATTTTCGAAACCTAGAGTATTTTGGCGACAACTAGTTTTCAAAACGTGTTTTACAGCATTATGCTGTAGATTTCAGATTTTCGTATTTTGTGTGACACCATAATTTTGTGAGCATAATAATTTATTTGTAAAAAAAGAATTTAAATTTTTTTCTTTTTATAACATATGGAAACTTTAGGAACTTTTTTAGTGGCAAAAAATGGCATTAAAGTGGCAAATAAATATATTTGTGAAAAATGTGACTATAAATGTATTAAAAAATATAATTGGGACAAACATTTGCTTACCGCAAAACATATAAAGGAAACAACGGAAACTGAAATGGAAATAAAAAGTGGCGAAAAGTGGCAAACTGATATAACGTGTGAGTGTGGTAAGAGTTACAAGAATAAAAGCGGACTGTGGAAGCACCAAAAAAAATGTAAAAAACACGAAGATAATATTTCATTAATTACCGAAGAAATAGAAGAAAAATCCGAAGAAGAAAATCCGATGAGTACTACGATGATTCTTGAATTATTGAAACAAAACAACGAATTTAAAGAACTTATTATTGAGCAAAACAAGAAAATTCTTGAACTAGTAAATACGAATAGTAGTATTACTAATAATATTACAAACAACAATACAACAAATAATACCAAATTTAATTTGCAAATTTTCTTGAATGAAAAGTGCAAGGATGCGTTTAATATTACAGATTTTATCAATGGTATTGATGTAGGATTCAAAGACTTTGAGAACTTTGGAAGACTTGGTTATGTTGGTAGTATTAATCATATTCTTATCCGAGAATTGAAAGGATTGGATGTGTATAAAAGACCAATTCATTGCAGTGATTTAAAACGCGAGGTGATTCACGTGAAATATAATGATGCTTGGGTAAAGGATGAAGATAAAAAACATATGAAACGCGCGATTAAATTGATAGAACACAAGAATATCAAGTTAGTCCCGGACTGGTTGAAGGCAAATCCAAAAGCAGACGATATTACAACGAAAAAACACGAAGAATATATGAAGATATTGGATAATTCAATGGGAGAAATAAAAGACGAAGACAACGAAAGAAACTACGATAAAATTATTAGAAATGTAGCGAAGGAAATATTGATAGATAAAGATAAATAGACTGCGAATTATTTATCATCAACTACTTCACTGTCATCAACTACTTCACTGTCATCAAGTACTTCACTGTCATCAACTACTTCACTGTCATCAAGTACTTCACTGTCATCTTCTATTTCACCGTCATCTTCTATTTCATTCTCATCAACAGTTTCAGTATCATCTTCTATTTCATTCTCATCAACAGTTTCATTTTCGTGAACAATATCATTGTCATCTACAGTTTCATTTTCATCAACAATTTGAGAAACTCCACTTTTATTTCTATTACACATTATACATTCGTATAAACTACGGTTATCGCAAAAGTTATATATTTTAAACAACGTACTATAGACAGACTGGTCGTGTCTATGGTCACTGAACCACGGATGGTTTGGTGTAACTGATGGAGAGTCATCTATTAAGTGATAGTTGCAACAAGTTTCATACCATTTGTCTACAAAACTACGAGTTTTTTCACATACCAAAAATAAATTGGTTCCTCCTTGACGTTGAAAAGTTCTGTAAAAATATTCATTATTCACATTAAAATGTACGAATAAATCCATTTTTGTAAATTGACACTCTGCAAGGTCAGTTACGGTTCCAATAAGTTGTTCAGTTTCAACATATACAAAAAATTGTTCAAGAACCTTTTTATTTCTAATCGGAAATTCGCAACCAGAGTCAAGATAAAATAATATGTCACCGTCTTTCATTCTATCCATTGTTATTTTGGTGATGTAAGGTTTCCATAACCAGTGACCATAACCACGTGGATTATTTTCAACAAAATTTCCGTGTTTATTCCAAAAGTACTCATCTTTTCTTAAATACTCGTCGGTGTATAGTATTTGTTCATCAAACAACTTCGTTCGCGCAATTTGTCTTACTAGTCTCTCGCCGGCGTCTATGAAATTTTGCCCTCCACCTCCAAAAGTGATGAAAATTTTTGTCATTCTTGTATTATTATAATTAAAATATAATTTTTATTATATTTTAACTAAAAATATATAAATAGCCTAAATTTATAAATCATATAAAGGATTATCATTTATAGTCATACCACAATAACTTTGGGGACTTTTTTTATAGTCAACTGGAGTATAAACGCCCGAGGCTTTTGCATTTTCTAGTAAAAATTTGAAATTTTGCCAAAATTCTTGTTTATGACCAATTGATGTTGTCATTATATGTGACAACTCGTGTAATGCAACAAATGTCAATGTATTGATATCAATTAATGTTGTACTATTTTTTGTTCTATTTAAACAAAATGCAATTTTTTCTCCTTTGTTTTCACTATAAGCAGTTAATTCACTGGTTGGTAAAGTTTCGTTAATTTTTTTTGGGTTGAATCCTTCAACAAGTTTTTTTACTCTAGGGTCAGACGGATGTTTCTCCTTCATATACTGAACCATATCCTTGCACTTTCCAGTAACGGTAGCTAATAAATCAGCAGCTTCATTTATTTTTGCTCGTTCTCTAACACAGTACTTGTTGCCATCTACACCAGAAACAATACATTTCAAGTTAAAAACATCAGACTCATTGTAAATTTTTAAACAAATAAACATTATGAAAAATAAAATCACATAAAAAAAAAGATTATGTTTTATTTCGGACATTTTGTATTATATATTATATGAATAATATTTATTTTGACAACGTTTTGCGTTTATAAATATTTTATGAAACAACATAAAATATTTATCTAGTTACTAATTTTTGTTTTTGTATTTTATTTAATTTATTGAACACCGGCACCGATTTCAAGAGGAGGTCTCATAAAGTCTGGCTCAATAGTACTTAAGTTCCAAGGTCCCACGTATAATTGAGGATTTGGTGGTTCAGAACGAATTTGTAAGTTGGCGTTTCTTAAGGTTTGACCAATAGTATCAATACCAATATGATAACCAGCTTTCAATAAGTTAATGTTGGCTAATTCACCCTTTCCAGAAGGGTTTAATTGAGCCCATTCACTGTTGGTATCTTTTGGTAGTAAATCAGATGGGTTTTGGATACTTTGTTGACCACAAGAAGTTGGAACACCTACATTTGGGGTTGGAATTCCACTGACCGATGCAAATACTTCGTTGCTGCCTTCTTGAGATGGAATAGGTCCCGAAGGTTGGGAAGGTGGTTGTGCACTTCCTTGGTATGCTTTCTTTGGTTGTTCACCAAACTTTTCTGCACCCGAACTGCCTTTGCTAGTTAAATAATTGGCTAATAGATTAACACCATATGCAACAATTAATAATACGATAATGGCGCCAATACCATAATCCGACCATAGCTTTTTGAAGGAAATGCTCATTATATATAAAATTAGTGATAAAATATTTTTTTAAATACGATTTAATTAAATTTTATAATTAAAAAATTGATTAAATAAAACAACTTCTTTCAACTTGTTTGTTGTAGTTTATAAATTATCCTTAATAATTCTTATTCCTCTATTAATTGATCTTCATCTTCTTCATTTTCTGAATCATCAGAATAATTTTCTAAATTGTTCAAGTCACTATCTTCACTATCACTTTCATCTAAATCCTCCAACATATAAACTTTCTTAATATTCTTTGCTTCTAAAAAAGCCATCATTGCTTCTTTTTTCGCTTGTTTTGCCTTTTTTCTGGCTTCTTTGTAAATTTGATAATAATACTCATTTGGTTTTTTTAAAGTAATTGACTCTAAAGTATCTATGTTTTCACTAATATCAAATTCTTTCAAATCAGAATTATTTTCTTCAACGCCAAGTTCTTCTACTTCTAAATCTAATTCATTCTTTTCAGAAATGTTATTATCATTTTCAGTAACCGATAATTCTTCTTCTTTGGGTTCTTCTTTTTTTTCTAAATAATTATTGAATGACTCTTGGGTATTTGGTAAATCTTTTTTTTCTAAACTATTTGCAATTTCTAGTGCAACCTCTTTTGCAATATTTGTTTCTTCATTTTTTTCTAAAGACTTGGTTGAATTTGATTCATCGTTATTTACTGATTCTTCTAAATCAACTTGAGGTTTTACTTGTTCAGTATCTCGTTTGCTTTGTATTAATATTTTATCTTGAAGAGGATTTTCATTATACATATTTTGAGACTGAAAAGATTCATTTTTATTGTTACTTTTTTTTATCAAACAACTTTCAAACATTTCATATGTGTTTAGTACCATTGCTTGTTTCATTTCTAACTCAATTTGGAAATTTCTACTAGTAAATTTTATTCCTTGGACTTCTACAATTGATATTATATTTGTATTACTATTGACATCTTCAGTTGTAAGAGGTACTTCACTTTCATTGTATATTTTCACCAGAGGAATATTCGTATTGTAATTCATTTTTACATTTACACGCATCAAATAATATTTCCCAGATTTATAAATACGTAGAGCACTGGTAAATGCAGTTTCAATGTCATCTAATTCTAATTTATTTTGAAACCAAGAATCTCCTTTTTCGTAAATCAACTTTTGGCACACGGTTTCTAAATTTTCAATCCAGTTGATAAACTCTTCGTTGCTGTTATCAAACATTAGATCACAAAATATTTTTTTCCCATTTTTTACAAAACCTTGTTTTGTGGAACCTTTGGGTGTTTCAATATAAAATGGTTTGTTGTTATATAAAATTTTAGTGAAGTATGCACCTCCTTGTATAGAACTTGGTTGTGCTAAAGATATGTTAGAAAAAACAAAGTCTTTATTTGGTTCAAATATATTATTTTCCATTATTTTTAAAAAAGAAAAAATAAATTACAGTAACACGCAAAAAATACGTAATTTTTTTATTGATTGTAAATATGAAAGACAATACAATTATTCAACAATGTTTAGAAATATTGAAAAAAGAAAATATTCGTCACGAATTAAAAATGATATGCAAACCAATGATTGAATTTATTTTGTTACAAATTCGTCCTTACATTTATGTTATCATTTCCCTCATTTTTTTAACTTTTATAATGATTTTAGCAATATTAATACTACTTTTTCTAATTTTGCGTAATTATAAATCATTTACTAAAAATCAATAATTTATTTTCTATTTAATTTATATAATGCCTAAAAAGTCTAGACATTCTAGAAAAATAAGAATGCACGTACCCGGTGTTCCCGGAGCAATGGCCCTAGGTGCCTCTGGTGGTAGAAGACGAAGACAACGAGGTGGTTCTGCAGAAGCCCAAGCAGCACCAGCTCCAGCGCCATATAGTGATGCAGCATCTTATGTTGCTGCTAACTACGGTGATGGAAACACCCAATGGAACAATGTATTTGGACCTCAAAGTACCAGTACTATGGGAAATGAAATTGTAAATTTAAATCATCCACAAATGGTCCAAGCAAATGTGCCACCACAAGGTGGTGGAAGAAGACGTCGTGGCACTCGTAGAGGAAGACGCGGTGGTTTTTTCGGAAATGTTATTTCCCAAGCAATTGTCCCTTTTGGTTTACTTGCACTACAAAATAAGTACTCTAGGCGTTTAAGAAATAAACGTGGGGGAAC